GACGTGGAAATGCTGGCCCGACTCATCTATACTGAGGCACGCGGGGTGAAAAGCAAAACTGAGCAGGCGGCGGTTGTGTGGGTAGTTCTAAACAGGCTGGACAACCCCAACCGCTTGCAGAAAACTATTGCTGAGGTTGTATGTGCGCCGTATCAGTTTGACTATCGTCCTTGGGTACCGGTGACAGATGAGTTTAAGACGCTGGCTGTGGACGTGCTGGAACGCTGGCAGGCGGAGGGAGACGGTCAGGAAGATGTTGGCCGGGTGCTGCCAGTAGAATATCAGTATTTTGAGGGTTGGGGCGGCCGCAACTGGTTCAGCGCAAAGTGGAAGTCGCAGGAGTATTGGGACTGGGGGTTGGCCAGCCCTTATGAGGATTGACGAGGTGTCAGAAAATTGAGCGTATCAGCCGGGAGGAGGCTTTGAAAAATGCGTAAATACTGGCCGCAGCTTTTCTGTCTGGCCTGCGGTGTTAGCTTTTTACTTGGCTGCTTGGTGGGGCTGGTGATGTGAATGCAGATTAAATTCACCGTTCTGGGGGAGCCGCAGGGCAAGGGGCGGCCGAAGTTCAGCAGGCAGGGTGGGTTTGTTAAAACATACACGCCGGACAAAACGGTTTTGTATGAGAACCTTATCCGCACTGAATACCTGCGGCAATGCCCCGTCCAGAGGTTTTCGGATAAAGAACCGCTGGCAATGAAAATCAGGGCCTATTACACCATACCGGCCAGCGCCAGCAAGAAACGGCAGGCGGCTATGGAGGCCGGGGAGATTAGGCCGGTGAAAAAGCCGGACGTGGATAACATAATCAAGGTTGTGGCGGACAGCTTAAACCAGGTGGCTTATCGGGACGACGCGGATTTGGTAAAGGTGAGTTTGGAAAAGTTTTATGGCCGGCAGCCAAGAATTGAAGTTGAGATTGAAACATTGGCGACCTCCGCAGAAGGGAGTTCAGCGAGCCACAAAGTGGCGAGTCGAAAGGAGTAATTATAATGATTAAAATAAACGAGTTGAAAATCGAAAATGTCAAGCGCATCAAGGCGGTGCAGCTGGAACCCAAGGCCGAGGGGCTGACGATTATCGGCGGGCGGAACAATCAGGGCAAAACTTCGGTTATTGACGCTATTGCCTGGGCTTTGGGCGGCGAGCGTTTCCGGCCCAGCGCAGCGCAGCGGGAGGGTTCTCTGGTGCCGCCGGATTTGCGGGTGGAACTTTCCAACGGCCTGATTGTGGAGCGCAAAGGCAAAAACAGCGAACTGAAAGTGACGGATAAGAACGGGCGCAGAGGCGGTCAGCAGCTGCTGAATGAGTTCGTGGAGCAGCTGGCGCTGGATTTGCCGCGCTTTATGCAGGCCGGCGGTAAGGAAAAGGCTGACACGCTGCTGCAAATTATCGGCGTGCAGGAACAGCTGTTAGCTTTGGAGCGACAGGAGCAGGATTTATATAACCGCCGGCGCTCTATTGGCCAGATTGCCAGTCAGAAAGCCAAGTTCGCCGAGGAAATGCCTTTTGACGCAACCGCCCCTGCGGAGCCGGTCAGCGTGTCGGAACTTATCCGGCAGCAGCAGGAGATTTTGGCCAGAAACGGGGAGAACCGGCGCAAGCGAGAACAGGCGGCGCATTATCAGGCAGAGGAAGAACGTATACGCCGGCAGTTGGAGGAATTGCAGGCCAGATATTACGAGGTTTGCTGTAATCTGGAAATTGCTCGGAAGTCGGCGGCGGATTTGCAGGACGAATCCACGGCTGAACTGGAAGCCAACATTGCCAATATTGAGCAGCTGAACCGCCGGGTGCAAAGCAATCTGGACAGAGAACGGGCGCTGGACGAGGCGGCGCACTTCCAGGCGGAATATGACGGGTTGACGGCGGAACTGGAGAACGTCCGCCGGGACAAGCTGGCTTTGCTGGCCGGGGCGGATATGCCGCTGGAGGGTCTGACGGTGGACAATGGCGAGTTAGTTTATCATGGCCAGCGTTGGGATAATATGTCGGCCTCGGAACAGCTGCGAGTGGCGGTGGCCGTGGTGCGGCGGCTTAATCCGAACTGCGGTTTTGTGCTGCTGGACAAGCTGGAGCAAATGGATTTGGCCACGCTTCAGGAATTCGGCAGCTGGCTGGAGGGCGAGGGGTTGCAGGTTATTGCCACCCGGGTCAGCACCGGCGAGGAATGCAGCATTATTATTGAAAACGGCCTGGTGCAGGAATCGGCACAGTCGACTCAGTCGGCTATGCCGACAAAATTAAATTGGGAAGCAGGTGTATTTTGATGAACATCAGCAGTGGAAAGATTAGCGGTGCGCAGAAAGTTGTTTTGTACGGGCCGGAGGGGATTGGCAAAAGCACCTTTGCCGGTCATATGCCGCGGCCGCTGTTTATTGATACGGAGGGCGGCACCCGGCATCTGGACGTGCAGCGGTTCACGGAGCGCCCCGGCAGCTGGACAATGCTGCAAGAGCAGGTGAAATATGTGCAGAGCCACTCTGAGGTCTGCCAGACTTTGGTTATCGATACGGCGGACTGGGCGGAAAGCCTGTGCGTGCGGCATATTTGCGACAAGGCGCAGCTGGGCGGTCTGGAAGATTTCGGTTATGGCAAGGGTTATGTTTATTTGCAGGAAGAATTTGCCCGGTTGCTGCACCTGCTGGACGAACTGGTGGAGGGGCGGCAGGTTAACGTGCTGCTGACGGCTCACGCAGCCATGCGCAAGTTCGAGCAGCCCAGCGAAATGGGGGCCTATGACCGCTGGGAGTTGAAGTTGAGCCGGAAAGTGGCGCCGTTGCTGAAAGAGTGGGCGGATTTGCTGCTGTTTGCCAATTACAAGATTTTTACGGTGACGGACAGCAAGAGCAAGAGCCAAAAGGCGCAGGGTGGGGAGCGTGTGATGTATACGGCGCACCACCCCTGCTGGGACGCGAAGAACCGCCACGGTTTGCCGGAGGAATTGTCGTTGGATTATGCCGCGATTGCGCATATCTTTGAAAAGACACAGACGGCGCAGGCTGCACCGATGCAGGAGCCGGCTAAAATGCGGTCGCAGTTTGCACCGGCGCAGGAGCCGCCCAAAGCGGATTATGGGGAAACGCCGATTAGTCAGTTGCCTAATTCCCTTGCCGCGCTGATGTTTGAATATAACGTGCGAGAGCCGGAATTGCAGCAGGTGGTGGCGCAGCGCGGTTATTTTCCGGCCGATACGCCTATTTTGAACTATGGCGAGGATTTTATCAACGGCAAACTGGTGGCCTGCTGGCCGCAGGTTTACCGCCTGATTGAGAACAACCGGCAGAAATGATGGCATGGAATGTCCAATAGGCGATATGTTAAAATATATGTGGCATATGTTAAATTTATATAACTTTTTTAAGGGAGGATAAGAAAAATGGCATATCAAAATGACGGTTACGAGATGGATTGGAACGGAGCGATTGAGAACGACAGCCCGTCTTTTACGCTGCTGCCGGAGGGGGACTATGATTTTGTGGTGACGGAATTGGAGCGGACGCGGCATAATGGCAGCGCCAAACTGCCGCCCTGCAATAAGGCGATTGTGCATATTCGCATTGACGCCCAAGGAGCGGAGGGCGGCATGAACATCATCAAACATAATCTGTTTCTGCACAGCCGCTGCGAGGGCCTGCTTTGCGATTTCTTTGTCGGCATTGGCCAGCGGCAGAAAGGCGAGCGCAAAAATATGGATTGGAGCAAGGTGGTGGGAGCTCGGGGCCGCGCCAAGGTGGGTATCAGAACCTACAATAAGGACGGGCAGGAATATCAGGCCAATGAAATTAAGCGTTTTTACAGCCCTGGGCCGCAGAACCAGCAAAAACAATCCACAACTCTGCCGTGGCCGGAGGCGACTGGCAGTCAACAGCCGCCCTATAACGACGAGGTATTCTGATGATGACCGGTATGGATTTGCGGCCTTATCAGCAGCAGGCTAAGGCGGCGGTGTTGGGGGAATGGCAGAATGGGCGGCGGCGGACGCTGCTGGTTCTGCCCACCGGCTGCGGTAAGACGATTGTGTTCTGCAAGCTGGCCGAGGAATTGGTGCGGCAGGGACAGCGAGTGCTTATTTTGGCGCACCGGGGCGAACTGTTGGAGCAGGCGGCGGCCAAATTACAGCAAAGCACGGGGCTGGCCAGCGCGCTGGAAAAGGCGGAAAGCAGCAGTCTGGGCAGCTGGTGCCGGGTGGTGGTGGGTTCGGTGCAGACTTTGTGCCGGCCGCAGCGGTTGGAACAATTCACGCCGGAGCATTTCGGGGCGGTGATTGTGGACGAGGCGCATCATATTTTGTCGGACAGTTATCAGCGGGTATTGCAGCATTTTGACGGGGCTTGCGTGCTGGGGGTTACGGCCACGCCGGACCGTTCGGATATGCGCAACCTGGGGCAGTTCTTTGAAAGTTTGGCCTATGAATATACGCTGCCGCAGGCCATTCGCGAGGGCTATCTGGCGCCGATCAGGGCGCAGACCATACCTTTGCAGCTGGATTTGAGCGGCGTGACGGTGCAGAACGGCGATTTTAAGGCGGCGGATTTGGGCAATGCTCTGGAGCCTTATTTGCAGCAGATTGCCGCCGAAATGCAGAAGCACTGCCGGGGGCGCAAAACGGTGGTTTTCCTGCCGTTGGTCAGCACGTCGCAGAAGTTTTGCGTTATCTTGCAGGAGCATGGTTTTCGAGCCGCCGAGGTGAATGGGGAAAGTCGCGACCGCGCCGAGGTGCTAAAAGATTTTGCGGCGGGGCGTTACGACGTGCTGTGCAATTCCATGCTGCTGACCGAGGGCTGGGACTGCCCGGAGGTGGACTGCGTGGTGGTGCTGCGGCCGACGAAAAGCCGCAGTCTGTACTGCCAAATGGTGGGGCGCGGCACGCGGTTAGCGCCGGGCAAAGAATATCTGCTGCTGCTGGATTTTCTCTGGCACACCGAGCGGCACGAGTTA